AATAATACATAAAAGCATTACTAACGTGACCGTAAATATCGTCAATATCAATAGCACGTCCTTGACAATGTTGGCTTTTACTGCTGCCTCCAATAGCTTTATTAAGTTCTTCACATCTAAAAAATGAATTTATTTTAATAGGAGCATCAACAGTTTCTCTTAATGGTTCAAATACTTTCTTAGCTACCATCTCCATATTCTGAAGCTGATACTCATTAGGAATGTTTTCTATGCCTAATCTAAGTGCTGTTGCACTTCTTGTAGCTTCTTTATAACTTATATGTTTACTTATTCTTACCATTAGTTAGTACTTGCTCTTCTAGGTCTGTTAATCCTATCTATTGTATTTTGTATTTCTAAACGAGTAGCTTTTATTTGCAGAGATATATCTGCTACATATTGCATTTTTACTCTACCTGATTTATCCATTATAACAATTACAGGTACAGCCATAATTTTATTCTGAATATCTTTAGGTTGGTCTTTTAAGTAACTAAACTTTATAGTAGCTCCTGTGATGTCACTTAAATCGTAGTTATTCTTTTTGTTCCATTCTGCATTTATTTGCAGAACTGTTACGTCTTGACTATATACAAAGTCCGCAACCAATACACATATCGCACATAATATTAATTTTTTCATTTACTTATTATTTCAAATAGCTTATCATCTATTTTCTTTAACGCATCAGAGTTTTCTTCTACTTTTTTACCAGTATTCATAATAGTTTCTCTAACGAGCTTGTCTTTTAAATCATACTCTGTTCTACTAATTTCTGGTTCAGGTAGCTTCTTAGCTTCCTCTATATCTGCTTGTAAGGCAAACCACATTCCTATAAGGGTAGATAATCCCACCCCTATAGCAATAAGTGTTTTTATACTTATTTCAAATTTACTGTCTTCGCTTAACTCACTCATTTTAATTTCTTAGTTTTTTGAATAGTATATACTATCGTGCAGATTAGAAGTATAATTTTTAACCATACCTCAAGCTCAGTTAATGATACTACAAAAGCTATTGAGTTTATAAGGTATATCTTCATATCTGCAAAATCCATAGCGTTATTCTTTATCTTCTTTTATTTCCTCGTAAGAACCATCTTGCAAGTTGATATTTATTTTACCATACTTTTCTTCTAGTTCTTTTTTTACTTTGTTAGATTCTTCTCTAACTTGACTTAAAGCGTGTAATAGATTATGCTTTTGCTCATCTAACGTACCTAAGTCGTGCTTAATAGCAGCGAACTTCTTTTGTGATTCTTGTAATGATTCTAATTCTTCTTTTTTTATTTTACTCATAATATTAAATTTATATATACAAATATATTAATTATTTATCTGTTGTTTTAAACTTTCTATTTCTGCTTTTAATTCTTGTATAGCACCAACTAATAATGGTACTAATTTACTTTGGTCTATTCCTTGATATTCAGGTCTTGTTTCATATACTGCATCTTGTGCCTCTACTGCTTCTTGTTGATATTCAGGTATTCTGTCAAGTAATTCTTGTTTAGTATCTGCACTTTGCCACTCTATATTATTTTCATCTAACCATTCTTGAATTTCAGCTTTTGTGTTATCAAGCGTAGGTTTATCTGTCCATTCAACTGCATCTTGAGCTTCTACTGCTTCACTAACTAAATGTTGATATGTCGCATCTTTTTCTCCTGTAATTGCTTCTGGTACTATATCTTGTACTTCGTGTGCTAAAAATCCATCTACTGTTTTATCTGCATCTGCTATAAAATTAAATCTACTTGGTTTTAATTGACTTACTCTATCTAAAGCTCCTGTCATTTCAACTACATTTTCTTTTAATCTATAATCAGAAGAAGTGTTATAAGAAGTTGCTGATGTTGTTACAGATACACTTCCTACTGTTGCAGGAACATCGTTTCTGTAAAACGTTAAAACATTTCCATCATTAGCTCTTGATATATAAATATTTGCTGAAGCGTCTGTAGTTGTTGTTCTAACAAATTCAGCATAAGTAGAAGATGAATTTGCTCTATAAACGTGAAATCCATTATTTGATAAACCTAATGAAGTGCTACCCACAAGTAAATCACCATCCGAAGATATACGCATTCTTTCTGAACGAGAAGTACCACCCCAATAATCAAAGATTAGGTTACCACTATCAAATCTAATCTCACTTTGTTTTCCTGAATCACCACTATCAACCAACATTAATTGAGGAGCGCCTTGTGAACCTGCATTGTTTAAAAGTAATCTTGCATTTCTTGTTCCTGTTTCACCAATTCCTACGTTTCCTGAACTGTCTATATTTATTCTATTTTGAAAAATATTTGAACTATCTCTTGTTTGTATTTCTAATCCACCTCCATAAGTTCCACCATCTGCATAACCAAATATTCTTGCTCTTTCGTTACCACCATTTCCTCCTGCTGAAAGAAATGATAAATATGGATTTCCTGTTCCTGCACCAAGTAATAAGTTTCCTGAACTGTCTATACTCATTTTTACATCTCCAGAAGCATTAATAAAAGCTAAATTGTCATTACCATCTAAACCAATATTATATTTTTCTACATCATTTCTTTGTAGTTTAAACATTGGAGATACAGCTGCTCCTGCAAGTAAATTTGCAGTAAACATATCTCCACCACCTTTAGTAAAAAATGCTCCTTGACTAATAGTCGTATATCCTGCTGTTGAACCAACTTGCACACTTCCTGCAAAAGTTGCGTTTTGAGAACTATCTAATGTTAAAGCAGTAGTACCACTACTACCAGTTGCAATAACTAAATCATTTGTTTCAGTCCCAAATATGTTTCCTAAATTACCATTGTTTGCATTTGACCATTTAATTTCTGGTCGAGAACCACCAACACCTTTAACTTCTAACCCAGTATAACTTGATACACCATCAATTAAAACAGTTCCTGCAAAAGTTGAGTTTCCATTAACAGTTAAAGTATCATCAATAGTTGTAGATTTATCTACATAAAAAGCTGTATCTGTGAAGTATGCAACTTCAGCTTCTAGTATTCCTATAGAAACTTTAGCTTGTGAAAAAACAGTTAAAGTATTTGTATTATGGTCGTGTGAAATAAAGTTTGCTTGGTCTGCTGCTGCTGTACCATCTGCAAATGTAATATAAGCTGTATCTGTAGTTCCACTAACTAAAGTCATTCCACTATCGTCAGGTACGCTTATAACTAACTCATCAGCAGTATAATCAGAAGGATTAGTTAAATTTATACCAACAGAATCTTCTGAAGTATCAATATGTATAATATTAAGAGACGTTGCATCTCCTATTTGTATATCATTATTTTCCTCACTTTTTATTTGTAATTTATTTCCTGAACTTGTTATTTGACCAACAAATGTACCAGTACTTGTTCCTACTGCCCAAGCCGCAGTAGAATATCCAAATCCGTTTACATAAAATCTTGAAGCATTGCCAGGATTTGATTCACTTATGGATATATCTCCTCCTGATTGTATTCTTATCATTTCACTTGATTCTATTGTAAAAATCAAATCTGTACCACTACTTTGAGTTATATAATTATCAGTTCCATCACTATATATTTCTAAGTCAGAACCAGCACCTAATATAATCTTACTGTTATCTGCAAAAGTTATATCATCGTTAGCACTTACTGCTATATCAGTTCCTCCTGTAGTATTACCATTAGCTAATACCTCTGATAGTTCATTGTTAGCACCTATCTGAGTATCTACATAGTTTTTAGTTGCAGCATCTTGAGCTGCACTTGGGTCAGTTAAGTCTGATATTACTCCTGTAACACTAATTCCTGTATTTGTTGTTTCAAGTTTCTTTACGTTGTTGTTATATAATTCAGCAGTATTTGAATTAACTTTTATAACTGTTTTTTCAGTACCATTATCATTATTTATTAAACTAAGACTTCCATTAAGACCCTTTAAATAAGCATCATTTCCATCTCTATATATTTCTAAAGCGTTAGACCAAATTGCTTTACTTGTGCTTCCAAAAACTATATCATCTCCTGCTGTTATAGCTATATCTGTTCCCCCTGTAGTGTTACCATTAGCTAATACCTCGCTAAGCGTATCGTATAATCCTACTTGATTATCTACATAAGCAGTAGTTGCTACCTTAGTTGAATTATCGTTTGCACTTTGAGTAGTTGCTGTAGTAGTAGATGCAATTACACCAGTTAAAGTACCTTCTAAATCACCAATTAAAGTAGCTACAGCATATCCTGTTCCACTTGTGTTTACTGTTGTAGTAGGTTCGTCTTCTAATCCTTTAAATAACCTGTATTTGCCTGTTAGAGCTTCTCTAAACAGTCCTGAGTATAGTGTAGTACCTGAAGGAGTATATTTGCCATAAAAACCTATGTCAACTGCGTCTGTAGAGGTGTTATTGTTTGCCAATACAATTAAAGGGTCTTTTACTGTTAATGTATCTGTTCCTACTGTTGTTGTGCTTCCTTCAACTACTAGGTTTCCTATTACTGTTAGATTGCTACCTATTTTAGCATCTCCAAAGACGTGAAGGTTTAATCCTGCTTCTGGTGTTACCCCTATTCCTACTTGTGTTGTAGACACAAACATAGGTGAGTTATTACCAAAACCATCAGTTAATTGTTTAGCTGAAGTTGTTATGTTTCCATTATCAGAGAACTTTACAAGCGACTGATAAGTATCTTTTATTTTATTTCCTGAAAGTGTAGCCATTATTCAAAACAAGTTGGTTGTGAATCAATATGTAAAGTACTCTCGTTTGCTGTATCACCAAAATTAGTGCTACAATATATCTCTGCCCAATTTATTGTGTTTGCCATTATCTTTCTTTTTTAAATAAGTTAATAATTTTTTTACGTTAACCTCTTTAGGTTTGTAATTCCTTTTTATAATACCCATCCGTGAAATCCTGTATCTTTATCTGGGTAAATATCTTGATTAGAATTGCTATAGTACTCATCAAACTTTGATGGTGCATTATAGGTCATGTAATCTATAAATCTTTGAGCATAATACTCAGCAAAATCTCTTTCCTTTTGAATTAAGAAATCTATTTCTTCTTTGTTAGCTATCTGACTGTTTTCAGAGTTATGCTTATATACACCTCCATTAGATATAGAATAAGCAGCAAAAGGCAAGTATTCTACCATAGCAAAGTGTATAAGCATAGGCTGTATATAATCATTTACTAAAGCTAAATAATCTCCAGTCAATGTTCCTGCTATTATATCGGCACTAATTTTATCGTATAAATCTGTACCTAAATAGTTTTGTATATGTATTTCTTGTGCCAAACTAATAAACTGTATAAACTTATCTGTATCTACATTTGAATTTAACGCAGTGTTTTTAACTAAATCTGACCTTTTTATAAATAGTGCTGTTGCCATTATTCTTCTATATTTATGGATTCATCTTCTATAACTTCACTATCTTCCTTTTTAATTCCTGTTTCCTTTTCTATCTCAGCATCTGTAATAGCGTTTGTTAAATCAGTAAATTCTAAAGGTTGTAATGTTTTAAAGTATATATCTAATTCGATTCCGTTATACATCAATATTCTTTCTAGCTCATCTAATATAGTAACTTGCATTGGTCTAATAACTGTGTTGTCCATAAGAAGTGAAGCTGTTTGTAATTCTTCAGCATTATTACCAAGTCCAGTATTGTCTTTTATACCTACAAGCATAGGCGATACAATTCTGTGAGATACCATAACTTTTCTCATAGATTCATCACTAAGAAATTTATACTGCTCATGTGCATCACTTAGTATGACTGGCTCAATACTTGCAGACAGCTCTTTGCTATCGTTAAATGCCAATATAAATCTACCAGCATTAGAAGAACCACTAAACTTTTCTTGAATGTTTTGTTCTATAAGAGACCTTTGTTCTTCTGTAGGAACACCATTATTGAAGTTAATAAGCATACTTGGAGCAAGACCATTCTGTATGTTATTTATATGATAATTCGCTATCTCTTCTTCTAATTCGGCATATTGTAAACCTCCTTGATAATCTACTGGAGAATAATAATAAAATCCAGCTCTATAGGGTTTGATGTATAATATCTCTAATCCTGAATTACTTGTACCAAAAGCAGGTATTCTTTTAGGGCTTAACTTAGATGTAATCTCTGACCAGTCCTTTGCATAGTAATAAGCCTGTATTTGACCCTTGTTATTTGCCTTCTCTGCCCTTAACGTCTCTACAGGTATGTGTTCTACTTGAACAATCTTTTTTCTGTCCTTAGAATAGATTATTTGTAGTGCAGCTTGACCCATCATTTTATAGTCATAGCATATCTTTTTCATACAGTCTTTAGTAAAGAGTTCCTTCATCTCTTTATAATCCTTTTCATTTTCTTTACTATCAACTGCGTCTAATCCTTTTCCGTATATCATTTCTGCTATACCATTTATTGCAGCATTGTTTGTAGCACTTCCATTATATCTATCTATTAGATAATTAAAATAGTTGTTGTCGTCTCCGTACTCTACCCAATCCCTATTGTATTGTTCTTTTATTTCAGGGCGTGTATAAGATGACATATTGACTATATGTATCTTTCCTTTTTCTGCTTTTGGCAATGGTTTACTATTATATCTTTTTTTTGCCATTTTATTTACTTTTCTCATATTATTACAAAATCGTTATCGTATGTGTCTTCTGTTGTATATACACCAGAATTTACATCAAAGGTATTAAAATTAGTTTGGTCTGTGCAAAAAATAGAGCCTCTATATATAATTACAGAACCATTTTTTATGGCAAATGAATAAAATCTGCCTTCAACTAAAGAAAAACTACCTGTAACAGTCATATATCCGTTTGAATTAGATACAGAAACAGAAATGGCACTTGTAGTCCTTTTAGATTTATCAGTTAGTTCAAACGTAACTGAGCTTTCTGCACTTCTAGGAATTACTTTAAAACTCTGAGCGTCTGTTGATGTTGTTAATATTACCATATTATAAGTAACAAAATATCTTTAATTTGTTTTCATAAAAAAAGGGATACCGAAGCATCCCTTTAATTAACCTAATTAAATTTAGTAATTATGAATTAGTACCTTCTGTAATAGTTACAGTTCCAGTTAATCCAGCAAATTCACTGAATGGGAAAGTAGCAGAAGTACTATCAACACTCATAAAGTTAGCTGGTTTTCTTTCCATGCCACTCAATGTTAATGTGTATCCGCTTAAATCACCCATAGCAGCTCCAGTAACTACTGTTCCACCAGAAACATCAGCTCCATGCTCTAATCCCATCAAAAACACATTTCCGTTGTAATCTTCAACAGCAACATGAGGTCTTCCATAAGCTAATAGTTTTAGCTCCTTGTTATCCTCTTTTGATAATTTATGTAACGTTAAATTTAATGTTTGTTCAAAGAACGTTGTACCGTTTTCTCTTGATGATGTAATGTTTTGTTCAAAAGACGAGTTTCCTTTAACTTCATACTTGTATGCTGTTAAATTATTACTGCTGTCTCCTGTCATGTTAGTAACTTCGTCATCTGTTTCAGAAACAGTTCCCAAATCACCAAAGTCAACAAAATATATATTTTTTATACCACCAACTACATCTTTACAAGGTTCTTTTCTACCTATATTAAGTCCACAAGCCATAGTTTTATTATTTTTTATAAAAAAAGGGTAAGTAGGCATTTACCCACCTACCCTAATTTTTGGTTAATTTAATTTATTAAGAATATAGTACAATGTCTGAACCAATTCCGTACTGAACACCAGCAGTAAATCTCATAACAACTCTTACGTTTTGAGAACCATCTAGGTCAGCCATGTCGATTAACTTAACTTCGTTGTGGTCAGATAAAAGACCTGTTCCGAAGAATAAGTTAGATTTTTCAGCAGCAACAGCTTTGTTATCTCCAAGTCCGTTAGCAACAAATAATTTTACACCATCAAAAGATAATGCTCCATTTTGCCACCACATAGTACCTTGATTAGATACACCGTTAGCACCGATGCTAGATACGTTTTCAGTTCCAGCAGCATTTTCTAAGATTCCAAATCCTCCTAGTGCTCTTACATAAGCTCTAGCGATGTTTTGAGATACATAGATGTATAAATCTTCTTTTCCGTATAAAGCAGAAGGAATAGCGTCAACTATTTTTCCTAGCTCTGCGATTACGTTAGCAGAAGTTACAGTTCCAGCAGCAACGTCAATAACGTCACCATCAGCACCTAATAAAGTAGTAAATCCATCGAATTCACCAGCATTAGCGTTAACACCTGACCAGATATTGTTTTCTGTTTTTTCAGCAACTAATCCAGAAACGTGACCGATTAAGTAGTCACTGAATTTAGGAGGTAAGTTGTCAAAAGCAGAGTATCCCATAGATACAGCTTCCCAGTCACTTCTAAAGTCTTTTTTACAAAGCTCTAGGTTTACTTGGAATTCTTCTGGTTGAAGGATTCTTTCAGTTAATGTAATAGTTGCAGTATCAGTGAAATCACAAGTTGCATCTTTGATTACGTTAGCATCAGTAGCAATTTTCTTGATTACTTCTTTGAACTTTACATTTGGTTTGATTTCAATACCACCTCTGTCAAGTGTAACACCTGATAATAAAGCAGCAGAAATGTACTTGCCTGCAAATTCGCCAGCGTAAGTACTTGTAATTGATGTAGTAGTAGCCATTTTTTAATTAATTTTAGTTTTTAGTTTATTTTAAATTAGCAATTCTGTTCATTACTCTATCTCTAGTGCTCATTATCTTGTTTTGACCAAAAGATTTAAAGTTTTGTTTTACTTCCCCTTCAGGGTTGTGTGAGATTGGTTCTGAAGCTGGTTCAGCAGATAACTTTTCTATTTCTTTTTGCATAGATAGTTTTTCCTCACCGTAACCTAATTTCATTTCTTCAATCATACCTTTTAATTCAGAGATTTTAGATTCAAATTCGTCTCTTCCAACGTATTTCATTTCGTCCATCTCAATTTCTTCAGAGGCTTCCTCTATTACAGGAACTTCCTCTTGTAAATCTTCAGATACAACTTCTTCAGAAGATAACTCCTCTTTTACTTCTTCTTCTTGACAAGCAAGCTCAGTAAGTTTTTGAGACATTTCTTCTTCTTCTTTAATTTGCTCAGAAAGATTTACTTCTTGATTCACCTCAACTTCTTTTACTTCATCTTTCTTAACTAAGGATAGTTTTTCCATGATGTCGTTCAAAATTGATGTAGCTTTAGTGTTTTCCATAAATTTCGATTTATAAATTAATTTATCTTAACTAATTAACTGTATATAAAAAGGTTGTTAGATTTTTATGCTTTTTTCTGTATTATAAACCATTCAACGCCATCTGACCAAATCATTAATCCTTCATAAGTAACATTTAACTCATAATAATCAGATGAACCATCTAATGTTTGACCAGCTACAGGAGTTAATCTCACTCTTGTATTTGTGTTAAAACTTCCATTTGTTACTATTCTCATAATTCTGTTTGTGTTTTTAGAAGTTGTAGCATCTGGTAAACTTAAAACCATATTTCCAGAACCACCTGACCAGCTTAATTTAATCATTCTTGAGTCATCATAAAGAGAATCGTCTAAATCAAGATTAACACCATCAGAAGCAGTAATATCTGTGTTATGAATATAATTTATAACTTGACTTATAGTTGCTTTTTTAGTTTCGCTACTTTGAACTAATGCAAAACTTTCTGTTCCTTGTAATTCTGTAGCTGCATTTAATTGTGATATTTTTTTTGACATTATTTATAATTTTATATTGTTACCGTTTTCTTGTAGTATGTTTCCTCCTGATTCTAATAATAAAACACCTACTCCTGATATTCTACCTACACCTTGACTTCTTAAAGTTCCATCACAACATTTTCTTGAGTATGTACCATCTTTACACATACAACCTCTTCTGCTACCATTTGGAACAGCGTTTCCTACAGTTTCATTTGTTTTTCTCATAGTTATTTTTTAGGCACACAGTTAGGCACTAATACTCCGTTTTTATCTTTCATCCCTATTTGTTCATATCCTGCTTGACAAGGATTATCGTCATTTAAATCTAATTCACCAAGCTCTCTTAGTTTGCCTCTTGACCAGTTTAATCCTGCTTTACCACCCCATAATAAATATGATATAGTTCCACAAGCTTTACTGTCTCCAGCATCATAATAAGTTTCTGCTCTACTTAAATAACTGTACATTCTCTTAATCGTCGACACACTCAATTTCTCACCTCTTGACAACTGCTGAGCTCTTATTTTTCCTACGCTTGTAGCACATTTATTATTTACCTTTTTGTTAAGCTCAATACCTCTTTTTGCGTTATTTCTAACACCACTTCCGTAATCGCTATATGTAGCAAATTCATATTTGTTATCTAGTATTGAATTGGCAATTTCTAATAGTATTTCTCTAGCTTCCTCTTCATTGTCTATTTCATTTATCTTACTCATAGTAATTTTATCAGTAAAATATCCTTCTATAGAAAATCCTTTTACTAAACCTGTTTTAACATAGTTATTCCAAACCTCATCATTGTTTACCTTCATAGAAACCATCCAAGTACCTACTGGTAAATCCATATTGTACTTTCTTGATTTGTCGTGTACATCGTCTTCTATAATCCAAGATTCAACTACAGATAGTCCATACAATTCAGCTTGATGTTCTAATGTAGATTTGTTTTGATTGCCTCTCATTAAGAATAATTCAGATGCTTTTCTAACGGTGTCCTGACTAAAAAATATATAATATTCATCTTCTCCGTTACGTCTATAAATATTCTTGTTAGGAACTAAAGCAGCACCCATTAATATTTTTTTTTCTTTATCTACTTCAGCTAATTTTATTTCATGCTGTTTAGATAATGCAATAAAGTTTTCTTCTATTGCTGGCTCATCTACAATAGATATAGCTTCTATCCCAGATAGTTCTTGTTCTTCGTCTATAAGTAGTTCTACTATTTTCATATTGAATTTATTTTAATAATTAACCGACTGATGCCGTGTTTGTAATATTTCTTTCTAATTCTTGAGCTGATGTTATTTCTTTACTAACAACAAACGCTTTTAATGGTTGTCCTGTTACGCCTGCTAATGTGGTTGCTAATTGACTTACACCACCAGCACCTACTACATTAAAGTCAGGAGCTTGAACTGTTCCTGCTCCTGTTGCTGCACCTGAAACGCCAGACACCTCTTTCATTGCAGGTGTTTTTACGGCTAGTATTGATTTTACTTGAGCTAAACCAGAAAGTATAGCAACACCTCTTGCCACTTCTGCTCTTATAGGCGAACTTGGTGTTGGTACAGGTAAGAATTGAGATTCATAAGCTCTTTGTGCCGCAGAATAAGTTGACATTGTTGTTGACGCTATAGCTAAAGCTTTTCCTACTCCAGTATTTCTTCCAGCAAGTTCAGAAGCGAGATTTAACCCTTGACCATACATATCTAAAAGGTCTAGCTTTCCTTCTGCCTCTAATCTAGCTATTTTCATTCTTTGTTTAAACGCTTTTTCGTCTCTCTTATTTCTTTCTTGATTTGCTCTGTTTGTAATTTCTAGCTCTTTTAAATTAGTGTCAGCTATAATTCCTAAAGTTTCTTCTGCCCATAATTGTAAGGCTGTTTTACCTTCAGCTAATTGTTCTGGGTCTGTTATAATATCTCTAGCTGACTTTAATTGATTTACGGTTTCTAAAGCATCAGCAGCAAAGCCAGTTGTAGATAATGACTTGAATTGATTGGTTAAATAATCAATATCAACTTGTATTTCATCTATCAACTTCTTTCTGTTTTCTTTGGCTTTTTCCATTATTTCTAAGGTTGCCTCAGATGTCATTACCCCTCCATTCTTTATTGCAATAAATAATGCCTCATACCAAGCCACATTGTCTTGTGTACTAGACATTTCAGCATCTAACATTTCTACATATTTAGCCTGTATTTTTGTCATTAAAGCATTTGCCATAGCTTTTTCCCTTAAAACAGGAATATATTCTTCTATTGCCTTTTTAGATTCTTTTGTTAATCTTCCTTCATCATCTAACTTTAAATTTAAGTTTTTATGACTTCTGTTTAATTCATCAACAGCCTGTCTTCTCTCAACAGTAGATTCTGTTGCTGAGTCTAATATTTCAACTAAAGTTTGTAATTTTCCTATTTGTTCCCCCGCTTGTTTACTAGCTTGCTTTGTAATGTCAGCTAGGTCTTTCATTCTTTGTGTTACACCAGTCAACATTTCCCATAACTTTGGTCCAAATGAAATTAAAAGTTGAACACCAATTAAAACTCCACCAATACCCCATAGTGATTTAGCAAGTTGCTTAAGAGAGTTTACAACACCTTTATTTGTTTCTGCAAAACTTGCAAATAAAGTTACTACTTGTGACAAGTTATTTGCTATAGCTGTAAAACCATAAGATGCATCTGATGCTAAACGACCTGTTTCTAAAAGTATAGCATTATTTAATCCTGATTGTGCTCTACCTTTTTGAGTTGCTTTAGTTACTTTTGCCTGTGAATTAGCAACGCCATCAAGAGCTTTTTTTACGTCATTAATTTGTTGAGGAGAAGCTCCTGACGAAACCTGAACATCTATAAGTATTTTTTTACTTGGCATATCTCAATCTTTTAAGTTGTTCTTTCATTTGTTTAAAGTCTTTTACAGCTATATATTTACCTTTTGCTATTTCTATATTTTTTCCTGCTCCATGCCAATCAGAAGCGTTTAGTAAATCAAGTATATTTTTAATCATAATTATAATTTGTTAAGTAATTCTAATTGACTTACTTCAGTTTTGAAGTTTGTGCTTATAGAATTAATCGTAAATGTTCTATCTTGTATCACAAGCTCATCATTTAATCTATAGTTAACTAATATATCTGTTGGCAAATATCCCTTTAACTTATATATTCTTTTCTTTTCCTCAAAGATTCCGTTAATATAATTAGCGTAGAACTTTTTAAATAGAGAATTAGTTCCTCCATCGTAATTAGTTAAATTCCATTCATCTATTTCATCATCAAAGTTAATTGTAAAAGCAGCGGCAGTTGATGTTGTGCCATCTTCATTAGTATTAGAAGGTCTGTAATATTGTGTTATTTCTATAGGAGTTCCGTCTGAAATCCACTTAATTCCTG